ATCTATGAAGATGTTGAAATCCCGGTAAATAACGTTCTCGTTTCTCCGACACTGTCAGACGACGTGGTCAATCAGTTGAACCTGACCGGCAGGAAAGCCGTTTACACACTAGCCATTCCAAAGGGCGATACAAATGCTTGGGAGAACCAAGAAGTACGTTTCTTCGGAGAGCGCTGGCGCGTATTTGGCATTCCGATGCAGGGCATTGAGGATATGGTTCCACTGGAATGGAACAAGAAAGTGATGGTGGAGAGGCATGAGTAACTTCAAGTTTGAACTTAACCGCTCCGGTGTCCGCGATCTGCTGCGGTCTGACGAGATGCAGGCGCTTTTAAGCGAGAAAGCATCCGCGATCAGAAATCGATGCGGCGACGGATTTGATCAAGACATCATGGTCGGAAAAAACAGGGCAAACGCTATGGTCTGGGCAGATTCCTTTGAAGCGAAACGAAAGAACATGAGGGAGAACACGATTCTCAAGGCGGTGCGCGGATGATTGAGATTACTATTCTTAATTTTCTGAACTCAAAGATGACGGTTCCTGCTTACATGGAGAAACCAGCGGATAATACGCCGACACGCTACGTGCTGATGGAAAAGATCGGAGGCTCGAAAGAAAATTGCTTGCCGTCTTCGACGTTCGCGTTTCAATCCTATGCCGAAAGTCTGTACCAAGCGGCTGCACTCAACGAGTCGTTAAAGTCGGCGGTTGAGAGTCTAGTCGAGTTGAATGAGATCGGCAAGGTCAAGCTCAACAGCGACTACAACTTTACCGACACAGTAACAAAACAATACCGCTATCAAGCGGTTTACGACATTTCACACTACTAATAAAGGAGACCAAATATGGCAAACAATGCAGAGAATGTATCATACGGCAAACCTGCTGTAGGTGGCGCCATCTATTCTGCGCCCGCCGGAACCACGGCCCCGACGGATGCGACGACTACTCTAGGGTCAGCATTTAAGAGCTTAGGATACGTTTCTGAAGAGGGCGTCAGAAATGCAAACTCAGCGTCTTTCGAAACTGTAAAGGCTTGGGGCGGCGATACCGTTATGGCAATGCAGACGGAGAAATCTGACACTTTTGTCTACACGCTCATTGAAGCGCTTAACGTTGATGTACTGAAAGAGGTCTACGGAAGCGACAATGTGACCGGGACTCTCGCGACGGGAATCACGATCAAAGCCAACAACAAAACGCTTCCGCCCCACATGCTTGTCATCGACATGATTCTTAAGGATGCGCTTAAGCGTATCGTGATTCCTAACGGCCAGGTGACCGAGGTCGGCGAAATCTCTTATGCAGATGCTGATGCAATCGGCTACGAAACGACCGTTTTAGCCTTGCCTGATGCATCAGGCAATACGCATTACGAGTATATCAAGACGAGCGCCACGCCGCCTGGGGGTGGTGGCTCATGATAATCAAAGGAACCACAACTTCAGGGTTTAACTACGAGATAACGGAAGCAGCGTTGAACAACTACGAATTATTTGAGGTAATTGCAGAAGTTGATGAAAAGCCGCTTCTCGTTCCAAGACTAATCAATCTTCTGTTTGGTAGCGATCAGAAAAAAAGACTTCTGGATCATTGCCGCGCAGAAGATGGAACTGTCCCGGTTGAACGAGTAAAAGACGAAATTGTCGATATTTTCAACTCGCAACAAAAAGTAAAAAACTCATAGTCCTCGCTCGGATTCTTCGTGACGATGAAGACGAGTTCATCTGCGATATGGCAGAGACTTACGGCGTGTTCGATTATCGGGCACTCCCTCTGCCACTGGTCGCAACTCTAGCCGCTGGATTGCGCGAAGATTCGCGAGTGAGGATGAAGCATAGCAACGCGATTGTTTCGCCCGATTCGATGCTTCTGATCGGGATTATCGACCGGCTTAATTGGCTTATGTGGTCAAAAACAACGGATGCTGAAAAGGGCAGAAACCGTCCGAAACCAATTCTGGACGGTCTCTTTTTGGGCGCTCGAAAGAATGGGCCGGAGACTTTCAAAACCGGCGCAGATTTCGAGAAAGCACGAAACGAACTGTTACAGAGAGTCTTGAGGGAGGAATGACATGGCAACAGAACTCGGAAAAGCGTATGTACAAGTCGTTCCTTCCGCTCGAGGAATATCGGGAAGCATCTCTAAGGTTCTAAATCCGGAGGCTGATTCGGCAGGTAAACAGGCGGGCAAGAGAAGCGGGAGCAACTTTGCCTCGACGATAAAAAAGGCCGTAATTGCAGCCGGAATAGGCAAGGTGATCTCTGCCGCTCTTTCTGAGGGAGGCGCGCTTGAACAGTCGCTTGGGGGCGTGGAGACGCTCTTTAAGGAGAGCGCCGACACGGTTAAACAGTACGCAAGAGAAGCGTACAAAACGGCCGGTGTTTCCGCTAATGAATACATGGAGAACGTGACGTCGTTCAGCGCAAGTCTCCTTCAGTCGCTCGGCGGCGACACGAAAAGAGCCGCGGAAACGGCTCACATGGCGATGGTGGACATGTCAGATAACGCCAACAAAATGGGCACTGACATGGTAAACATTCAAAACGCTTACCAGGGATTCGCCAAGCAGAACTACACAATGTTGGACAACCTGAAGCTTGGTTACGGCGGCACGAAGACTGAGATGGAGCGACTTCTCAAGGACGCTCAAAAACTTTCAGGCGTTAAGTACAACATTGACAATTTGGCCGATGTTTATGAAGCGATTCACGTTATCCAGGAAGAAATCGGTATCACAGGCACAACCGCCCTGGAAGCCGAAACAACACTCCAAGGCTCGTTTACATCAATACAGGCGTCGCTCAAGAACCTGCTCGGCGAAATAGCAATTGGCGGCGACGTTCAAGCGGCGCTGGTTGGCCTTGCAACAACGCTAATTACATTTATTCAAAATAACTTGTTGCCGATGGTTGCGAATGTTGCCTCGCAGATTATTCCTGCCGTTGTTGGTATCCTAGCTTCATCCGGTCCGCAGCTTATGCAAGCAGGGCTGACGGCCATCATTGACTTTGCAACCGGGTTGGCTGAGGCGCTTCCGGTTTTAATTCCGCAGGCGGTGGCCGCCATTTTAGCGATTGTTGAAACATTGATCGACAACATACCGATGCTTATCGACGCGGCGCTTCAACTCATTCTTGGGCTTGCGCAAGGGCTTCTTGATGCGCTCCCTGAACTGATCAAAAAGATTCCAGACATCGTTATCGGCATCGTCGACGCGCTCATTGAGTCGATCCCGCTAATCATCGATGCTGGCATTCAGCTGCTAACTTCGCTTGTCGATGCACTGCCGGAGATTATCGATGAGATTGTCAAGGCGATTCCTAAAATCGTTGACGGTCTTGTTAAAGCGATTTTAGAGGGGCTTCCGAAAATAATTAAAGCCGGCATTGATTTACTAATTGCCCTCGTCGAGGATTTGCCTACGATTATAAAGGAGCTTGCTGGCGCAATGCCAGAGCTTATCGGCGGAGTCTGTGATGCACTGATCGACAACATAGACCTGATTATTGATGCTGGCGTGGATCTCCTAGTTGCTATTGTAAGTGACATGCCCGCCATTATCGCCGGAATCGTTAAGGCGGTGCCTGAAATCATTCAAAGTCTTTTGCTCGCATTTGGGAATTCTATTTACAGGATGTGGAGCGTTGGCAAATCTCTAGTTGAGGGTGTATGGCACGGTATCAAGAACGCTGCCGGCTGGCTCTGGGGTAAGGTAAAAGGATGGCTCAGCGGTCTATGGGATGGAGTAAAAGATTTCCTAGGAATTAGATCTCCTTCCACTCTTTTTGCCTTTGTCGGCAAGATGATCGACGAAGGTCTTGCCGAAGGAATCTTAGAGAACGTTCGGCCCGTGACTAAGGCGATGGACGAATTAGGCGCGATCGCTACTCGTTCGTTTGAGTCAGATGTTGCTTTCAACGCAGTTGTCAACGGTGGCTTGTCATCATCCGGAAATCTCTCGGATATGAGCGTTGCCGGAACCAGCAAACAGCCGGCCTATCTAATCCTTCGGATGGGAGATCACGAGTGGGGTGCGTTCATCGACGACATTACACGTCACCAGGATCGCGAGGTTGCACTCAAGCTTGCATATCAAGGAGTTTAAGTCATGGCTTATTGTTCGCTTACATTTAATGGCGTCTTGATTGATCAAGCTATTGATGGATACACAACAATCAATGTGTCCGGACGGGGTCTCTTAAATCGCGTCGTGTCATCTGTTGATATTCCGGGTCGAGACGGGTCTCATGTCTTGGAGTCTCGGTTAGGAGCGAGACGAATTACGGTTTACTACATCCTCAAAGCTCCAGACTCGAAGACATTCCTTGAGCGCATGCAACAACTCCATGATCTGCTGTCAAGCGACTCAGATGTAAAGTTTAAGTTTGGCGACGAAGATTATCACCGTTTCGGGCGCCTGATCAACGCGTCTGACCCACCGCGTGATCAACTTGAGGGGCAGGGCTCTTTTGTCCTGCTATGCGCGGATCCTTATCGGTACATGGATGAGCAAGTAGTTGGATTGTCGCCGGTATCGGCGGGTTTTGAACTTGCAACAACTCCGACATCGATCAAAGTGACTCTCGCAAGTGCAGCAACACAGATCAAGATCACAAACACAACAACCGGCGCAAACATCGTCCTAGACGGCACATATGCGTCGGGCGACGTGATCACCCTGACATGGGACAGAGTGTCTCCAACGATCAAGCGCGGTCTTGGTGAAGATATTCTTAGTCATCTCGACATCTTGAGCGACTTTGAAACATTCAGATTCAAAACAGGCGATAGTATCGCCGTGACGCCGGCTTCCTCGTCTGTTGTGATGCGGGCGTGCAAGAAAGGGCGTTAAGATGCTGTATCTGTTTGATAAAAGCGAAAAACTGATACGGCTAATCGACAGAGGTGCAGCACTCGAAGCGACCATGACGGAGCAGGTCGGGATGCCGACACAGTTGAATTCTGTCTTGGTTGGCTCCGCGGATATTTCGCATGCCTTTTATATCGGGCACAAAGATCCCGTCAATAACGAATACTTTAAGTATTACAAAATCATATCAACAAAATGGGTACCGAAAGGTATCGGCATTTACGGCATCGAAACTGCGCATGACGATCTGTCGGCGGATGGCTATATTAAAGATTTGCGACCGCAGAACAGAGCTATTGCTCTAGTGTTTGCTGATATATTGTCAGGAAGTCGCTGGGCGGTCGGCAACGTTAATGTAACAGTTTCAGTCACAACTAACTTTTACTACTTGTCGCGACTTGAGGCACTTCAAAAACTCATGGAGTTGACCGGATGTGAGTTCAGTCCGCGAATCGTATTCGATGGGCATAGTATTGTCGGACGGTATATTGATGTGTCCGTCCAAGCGGGAGAAGACAGAGGTCGGCGTTTTGTTCACGGTTCTAATCTCCTGGAGGTTGTCAAAGAGGACAGCAATCTCGATCTTTATACAGCCTTAATTGGGTTCGGGAAAGGTGAAGCCGCAATTGACGAACAAGGGGTACCAACAGGCGGGTTCGGCAGGAAACTAACGTTCACCGATGTCTCCTGGAGCGTGGCAAATGGTGATCCTGTCAACAAACCTCTCCATCAGGAATACGTAGAGATTCCTTCACTCACAGCGGCGTTTGGATATCCTGATGGCAAACCAAGAATCGGGAAAGTTGATTTTCCTGAGATCGAAGATCCGGAAATCCTGTTACAAAACACTTACGATTACCTCCTGGCAACGGGAAGGCCAAAAGTGTATTACCGCGCAAGCGTTCTTGATGTTGGCGACACAGGGCTCGGCGACACGGTTACGATCATTCGTGATGATTACAACATCCGCTATAAAGTACGAATTGTGAAGCGGGCGGTTAATCTGCTGCAACCATCTCTCGTTCAGGTTGAGTTTGGCGACGCTCCTGTAAATCTCGCGGTGTCCCAACTGATGAGCTTAAGGAAACTGATTGATTATCAGGCCTCGGAATACCACTCGGGTTATGATCAATTGATTGAGTACATGGCCAGCCAATACTGGGGGGAGGACGGATACAACTACGACCTAAAAATCGGCAATGAATATGGTTTGCCTGCCGGACTTTATAGTTTCGACAAGCCGATTGATGAAAACCCTACTAAATGGATTTACTTCGGAGCAGGAAAAATCGTCATCAGCAACGAGAAGAACCCTAACGGAACCTGGAAGCTTAAAACAATCATGGATGGCGACGGCTTAGCAACAGGCATTGTCGCCACAAAACACGTGTCGTCCGAAGGAATTGATGCAAGCGTCATTAAGTTGTCCGACTCCACCACCGCCCAAGAAGCCTTTGACGCCGCCGTCACGGTCTTCCGCGACATCCCGCAGCCGCCTTATAAGCAGGGCGACCTCTGGCACATGCCCGAGCTGACCGTTGACTACTGGT